CCTGTAGTTATCGGGTCATTTATTGGAGTACCACAATCCTTTCATAGAATAGACGAAAGTATAGATGATAAAGGTACAAGAAGTTTTACTAAAATAGAAAGAACAACTTTAGAAGGATTCAATGATCCAAGATTAGAATCTGATTCATCATATAAAGGTACACCAGACGGACCTTCACCTAAACATATCGTCAGAGGTTATGGATTGACTCTAGCGCTCGACAAGTCACCTAGACGCGACGGAAAGACTAAAGGTGATACTTACCCTAAGATAGATTACTTAGGTACCTCTGATGTCAATGTGTTAGCTAGAGATTATGACGATAAAACATATCCTATTATTGAAACTGTTACTGGTGAACCAAAACGAGGTTATGTTGATCCTATATATCCATTCAATCATGTTCATGAAACTGAATCAGGTCATGTATTAGAATTAGATGATACACCAGACTTTGAAAGAATTCATTTATATCATAGAAAGGGTACGAGAGTAGAGATTGATAAAGACGGAAATTATGTAGAGAAGATCGTTAAAGATAAGTACTCAGTTGTACTAGGAGATGATACAGTTACTATAAGTGGTAATGTTACAGTCAACATTACAGGTGATGCTGATATTAAAGTTGATGGTGATACAGCATTAACTTCACCCAATACATTTATAACTAGTGATGTTATAATAGAAGGAACATTACAGGTTACAGGAGCAGTCACAGCTGCATCAGTAGTCGCACCAATAATTACAAGTGGCGCTGCAACTCTAGCTACTCATACACATCCAATTGCATCTGGATCATCAGCGGGTTCAACACTTCCTGGTACAGGATAATGGTTAAACAAATAACACAACAGACATAAATACTAGTATGGCACAATTTAATAGTAAGAACCAAAGTTCGAGAGTATCACGAAGGTGGTTTACTGATATCGATATCAATATGACTTTACACCCTCAGAGTGGAGACTTGACTCTTAAATATGATATAAATGCTGTTAAGAGAAGTGTTAAGAATCTATTACAAACAAATTTATATGAAAGACCATTTAAACCAAGTTTGGGTATTAATTTAAGAGGTATGTTGTTTGAGTTAAGTACAACTACTACAGACCAAGTTGTCTTAGAACAAGACATAATTAGTCTAATAAATAACTATGAACCAAGAGCAAATGTAACTGATGTCATAGCAAATCAATCTGGTAATAGTATAGACATAACAATGTTCTTTACTATATCAAATAGTCCTTTACCACAACAATTAGACATAGCATTACAGAGAGTACGATAATGGCAACAATAAACAGTTCAAATATTAACATAACAGACTTAGACTTTGATGATGTATCAACGAGTTTAAAAGAATATCTTAAAGGTCAGAGTACACTTAAAGATTATGATTTTGAAGGTTCTAACTTATCTATACTTGTAGATTTACTAGCATACTCAGCTCATACATCAGCATTCAACGCAAACATGGTTGCGTCAGAGATGTTCTTAGACACAGCACAGATAAGAAAGAATGTTGTATCAAGAGCAAAAGAATTAGGTTACACACCTTCATCAAGAACAGCTGCTAAAGCTACTTTTGATTTAACAGTCAACAATCCTACAGTTGGTGGACAGACACCTTCAAGTTTAACAATTAATAGAGGTCATGAATTCACAACAGTATTTGACGGTTCATCATTTACATTCATCTCTTTAGAAAACAAAACAATAACACCTACAACAGGTACTTTTGTATTTAATGATTTAACTATTAATCAAGGCAAACTAACTTCAGATATATATCGATATAGTAGTCAAGTATCTAATCAAAGATTTCCTATGTTGAATACTAACATAGATACATCAACAATAAATATTAATGTAACTTCAAATAACATAGTTACATCATGGACTAAAGCAGGGGATTTAACAGGTATTAAATCATCATCAAAAGTTTACTATCTTCAAGAGAATGACGAAGGTCTATTTGAAGTATACTTTGGTGACGGTGTAATCGGAGCATCTCCAAAAGACGGAGATGAAATCTCTATATCATATCTAGTAACAGATAACTTACATGCTAACGGAGCAAATGTGTTCAGTATGGCAACATCTATCAATGGTAATTCTGATGTTACATTTACAAATACAATTAGTGCGTCAGCAGGTAAAGACATTGAGACAACAGATCAGATTAAATTCTCAGCATCCAAATTCTATACTTCACAAAACAGATTAGTTACAGTACAAGATTACAAAGCTAAATTACAAGAACTATATCCTGGTGCAGATTCGATTGCAGTATGGGGTGGTGAAGATAACACACCTCCAGCGTATGGTAAAGTTTATGTAGCTTTAAAACCTTCTCAATTTTCAAACAATTTAACAACTGCAGAAAAGAATGGATTGAAAAAATCTCTATCTGCTCTAAGTGTCTTAACAGTAAGACCTGAAATTATTGATGCAGAAATATTACAAATATTATTATCAACATCTTTCAAATATGATCCAACTAAAACATCTCAAACAAAATCTGCATTAGAGACATTAGTAAGAGCATCTATTTTGTCTTATGACAATTCAGAACTCTCAGGGTTCGATACATTGTTTAGACATTCACAATTAACAAGTAAGATAGACGGAACTGAAACTTCGTTACTATCTAATATCACAAATGTTAAACTAAGAAAAAATAAAATAGCAACCATAGACGGTAGAGCTAGTTCTCTTACTTTAGATTTTGGTAACAGTTTATATAATCCACATTCAGGACATAATAGTATGGGTGGTGGAGTTATAACATCTACAGGATTCTTTATCTCTGGAGATGTAAATAATTATTTCTTTGATGATGACGGTACAGGTAATATTAGAAGATATTACTTGGACGGTTCAACAAGAGTGTATTCTGATAATACAGCAGGTACAATAATATATTCAACAGGTGTAGTTAGTATTAATTCGTTGACTTATAGTTCAACATCTAATACAGATTCATCTATAGATTTCACAACAATTCCTAGTTCAAATGATGTAATATCAACTAAGAATCAGTTGTTGGATATCACTGCTTCTGAAATTTCTGTAACAGGAGTTGCAGATACAGTTGCGAGTGGTGAAACGAGTGCTGGAGTGGGTTATACGACCTCATCTAGTTATTCTTCATAATGATCTATGTATATGCATAGAGTAAAATTCCCTAGTAATAGGGTTCAAATAATGCTAATAAGAGGAAACTAAAAATGGCAGATAAAAAAATAACCGCGCTTACGGATTTAAGCACAAGCGTAGCTGGTGAAGACCTTCTACATGTAATTGATGATCCTTCTGGAACTCCAGTAAACAAGAAACTTTCAGTATCGAATTTCTTGAACTACTTACCAGACTTCATCGCATTCGCCGAAGCTGAACAAGCTCTTACAGGTGATACTGTAACAGGTTCTGTTACAACACCAATTACTAACCATACTGTATCAGCAGCTAATGACGATTTAGCGTTAGCAGCAGGTGTACCTGGTCAGTTGAAAATCATTTACCTAAAAGCTCTAACTAACTCTGGTACTTCCAGAATTACACCAGCTGCTTTTACAGGTGGAACAACAATTACTTTGAACGCCGTTGGTGATTCAGTATTTCTAATGTATTCAGGTACATTGTCTAGCTGGATAATCGTTGGTGGTAATTCATACGCAGTAGCGTAAGGTAATTATTAATCGATGCCTATTTTTCATGACAGAATAGCCGACCAAATCGAGGAACTTCTTCCTGAGTTTTATCAGGAGGACGGACCTCGATTTGTTTCTTTTATTAAATCATATTTTGATTTTTTAGAGAAAGGACAGTTATTCTATAAAGAAGGTGCAGACATTGATTACATTGGTTTAGAAGACGGTACAACAGCAGGAGAGGCCTTTAATGCTTCAAGTGAAAGAGGTAATCTTTTACAAGAGTCTGGTACTTATGCTCCGTCTTCTGTAACCTCTGCTAAATTTAATTATGAAATCGACATTGATTCTGGCGGCGCACAAAAGACATCTTTTGAAAAAGATGAATTCGTAGTAGGTTCTACTACAGGTGCTGTAGGAAGAATTGATGTTATAGGTACTAGTTCAAACCTTTATATTGAACAATTTTCAGAAACACAATTTGATATAGATGAAACTATAATCGGAAAGAAATCTGGAATGACTGCCAAAGTGGCTTCGTTTGTTGCTAGTCCATTACAAGCTGCAAACAACTTATTATCATATGCTGATGTAGACAAAACATCTGGAGACTTCTTAGAATATTTCAGACGAGACTTCATGCCATTTATTGACAGAGATGTTTTAGCCAATAAGAGACTACTACAAAAGCATGTACAAGAATTATATCTTTCGAAAGGTTCGAAAGAATCATACGAATTTTTATTTAGAATATTATATGGATTAGAAGCAGAGGTTACATTCCCAGGTGAAAATGTTTTAAAACCATCTGAATCAGAGTTCTCCGAACCAACTGTAATGAGATTGTTTAGTATAAAAGACTTAACACCATATAAGAACGGAACAGTAAATAAATTTGACTCAACAGGAAACATAATAGCTTCTGCATATATCAATGATGCCTCAGGAATGGGTGGAACAAATGATGCAACTAATGCATATGAGTTTGAACTAATATTACCCTATGTCGGTACATTCGAAGTAGGCGATACTGTAACAGTATCAGATAGAGACGGATTACGAGTAGATTCGACAGCAACAATTCGTGGTGTAATGACTGATATTTCTACAACTGAATCGAGTATATATCTAGGACAAGAAGACGGTAATGCAGGTGATATAGAAGACATATTAAGAGTAGAATCAGCTACAGCACAATACATACTAGAAGAAACAAACGGAAGTCATATATTATTTGAAGACGATACTGAAATGGTATTTGAACACGGTATTGGTGGTCAGTTCTTTCAAGCTCGAGCGATAGAAAGAGAAGACGGTCAAGGTATTATTCTATCAGAAGATTCAGTCTATGATGAAGACGGAATATTAATTACAGACTATGCTATCTTAGATGAGAATACAGATTTATTTGATGCTGACTCAACACAATCAGGTGGACCAGTTTCAAGAACAATGGCAGGTGGTCTTTATACAGAATCACTTTCAGCAGGTTCACTATTTAGTGAATCAGATACATTCAATTATAAAGCACCCGCTGGTTCTGATGCATCTCAATCACTCAATGTTATCGGTTCAATCGGTAGAGGTGGTGTAACAGATATAGTTATTGATGATGTCGGACAAGGGTATTCTACTCAGGATATGGTTGTTTTTGTTAACTCAGGAACAGATGGAAATCATGCTGAAGCTAATATAGGTGTAACCGACGGACAAATAGAATTAGAAACATCTACAATAGAAGGTGTTCATGAATTTACAGGTGACGGTAGTAAAACAGTATTCTCAGGTAGAGATAACGCCAATTTAAATATGGGATTTGACCCAAGAAAGGTACAAGTATTTATAGCGGGTACAGAGATAGTTAGAATAACAGGATTTACTACAGACCAAGCGGGTACAAAAATTACTTTTGCGACGGCTCCATCTAATGGTGCTAAGGTAGAAATACATGCATCAAATCGTGGTGTATTATTAGAAGACTCATTAAGAACAAACAAATTACAATACGGTGTCTTAGCTGAAACATTCGATATCATATCAAGTGAATCATCAGGTGCTATTCGTAAGATAAGTATAACCAATGAAGGATTAAATTACAAGACTTTACCACAAGTATTTATGGGTGGATTTATCTATTACGATACATTATCATCTGGTACTAATTTCTCAGTCGGAGAAATCATTACTGAATCTGGTAGTAACGGAGCAGCATCATCTAATATACAAATGATTGTTGTAGAACATGATACAGTCAAGAAAAGATTACTAGCCTATAAACGATCAACTGATACAAGTGGAGTTCCTAGTGGAACAATTACAGGAGGTACTTCTGGTACAGCGTTTACTTTAACTCAAACAAATATGACAGCAGGTAAAGGAGCTAAACTCTTTGCCTTTAGTGATACTATAGGTTCTATTAAGAAACTTAAAATGCAAGATGTTGGTCATGATTTTGATGAAGGGGGTATTGGTAATTATAAACAACATGCTATCATTAAAGATGCATCATCTACACCAGTCTCAAATACGACAGTCACAGCAGCATTAACAGGAGCTACAGGTAAAGTCAGAGTTATGAATGGTGATTTAAATATGTTGACATTGGAAAATGTTCGTGGTATATTTAATGACGGAGATTACTGTACAACAAGTGATAGTAAAAACTTTTTTATCGGAAAAACAAATCCATGTACTGCTAGAGGAAAGGTTGGTGGAACAGCTTTACTAGACGGTAACTATTTAGATGACAGAGGATTCCCTTCAGCAACTTCAATGAGAATCCATGACAGTTATCAGTATCAAGATTTCTCATACAAAATTAAAGTCGGTAAGAGTATTAATGATTACAGAAGTTTAATCAAATCATTATTATCTCCTGCAGGAACAATTTTCTTCGGTGAAGTATCAATCAGAAATCAGATTGATGGTTCAGCTGAAATATATAATGAGAACTTTGACGGCACTAAAACAGCACGATCATTTATACCTACATTGATTATCGGTTCGAAGATAGATACAGCAGATATACAACTAGAAGACGGAACATATTCAGGTGAAGATAATGTATTTAGTTCATTCGAAGGTAGAATACAATTAGAAACAGAAGAAGGTATATTGACTACAGAAAGATTCTTGTCAATAAGTGCTGATACAGTTAAAGATCAATCATCAGGTCAACCATATGTTATTGGTACAGAAACAGTCGAAGAAACAGATAGAGATTTCTTTAGAAGACAACTAACAGCTGAAGTATCACCTAAAGGTCATAAAGTAACTAAAGAATTAGATATCAGTCCTCATTACAATCAACATAAGATATTTTATTCTACATTAAATGCTACATTAGCTGTAGGTACAAAAGTCAGAGGTACAACATCTAACGCGTTAGGTATTGTCATGGAACACAATACAACAGATAAGTATGTACTTGTACACAGAGCTATCTCAGACTACGGTCAAGCTGGTTCACAGTTCGTAGGTGACGAGATAATTAAAAATACAGCTCAGACTACCACCTACTTTACAGCAACGAGTATAGAACTACATCATATACCAGAATTGTTTGTAACTAAAGAAGAACCTAGTACAATAACACCAGATACAACAATCACATCAGCTAATCAGAAAATAAGTAATACTGTAGAAGGTGGTGGTGATGCATATGCACATGGTGATTACTTACCAGGATTCCAAGGTAGAGGTAGAAAACTTACTGCTGCAGACCCGAATGAAACTTACGATTCAGAAATGAGACAGAGAAAAGTAAACATTATCTCATCTCCATTATTTACACAATCAGTTACACAAAGAGGTAGAACATTCTCAGCTGGTGTGAAACAGATAAGAACATTAAACACACAATCATCAAGAACATTAGGTACTAATAATAAAGTAACTAATTTATCTGGTACTGCTTTAAGATTAGATTCAGTATTTAATACTACAGTAGCAGAAA